ATAGGTTCATTTTCTCCGGGTGTATATTCTGTATAACCTTCAGGTATAGGGTACAAAGGTACGCCACCAATAAATGCTACAAGTATATTTTTACCCTCTGCATTTCTATACTCTTTATATGAAATATTACCTTCACCCATAACTGTAGTAAAGTCTAAAGGTTGACTTACAGGAGCAGTATAAGTTGGACCTAACTGTCTAGTAGCTCCACCCTCTGCCATAGTTACATATCCACCTTCAGCCATTTCAACTTCTCGACCATCACCTGCAACTATAATTAAATCTGACATTCCAAATGGCATATCGTCTGGTAAAGTTGCTTCGTCTGAGTTACCCATTTGCCCCATTGCTTCCATTTTTTGTAATCCCATTTTAGCTTCATCTCGTATGTCCATCATTTTATCTAGACCATGATAACGGACTACATCTGCTGGCATAACAAATTCACCCTCACTAAGTTTAGCAGGGATGTCATCTCTTACTTCTTCACGAGTGCTGCCTGTAGGAACCTTATTACCAGATTCTTTATCTACCATGCCGCCTTCATCTTTAAGACCACCATCTTCAAAAAGTTCCATTTGTCGTTTCATCATGGGAAGTTACCTTTAATTGTTTGCTATTACGTTATCTCGTAATCTTTGAATGTTACGTAACATATGTACTGCGCCTTGCGCTCTATGTATTGTAATCATATCGTCTGTTTGTTCCATCAAACGATGTTGTTGTTTAACAAGCTCTTCTAAATAATTATTGAAGTGGGTCCACTGCTTGGGGTTGTTGACCAGCCCCTTGAGCTTGCTGAATATTTCCTTGTCCATTTCCACTAAATCCTTGTTCCTGTGGAGTAGGTACTTGGCCTGTGCCTATTGTACCACCTCCTGCACCTGATGGGTCCATTGGGTTTGCACCTGCTGGTGCGCTACCTTGTTCTGGAGTTGGAGCAGGTTGTTGGAACTGCTTCATTAACTCAGCTTGTATAGCTGCTTCATCCATATTGTTTGTTACTTTATCAGGGTCAAGGTCAAGAGACTTAGCAATCTCTCTAATAATATATTGAAACTTAGCAAAAGGTGCAAGTGCTGGGCTGGAAGATACCTGCATAAATTGCATAAGTCTTTGGCTGCGTACTTCATTTGCCATTAGGCTTTCTGTACCACGTGCCTTTACTTCTAAGTCACCACGTATAGCTGGGTCAAAGTCAAACTGCATGTTAAATCTAAACAGTCCTTCACCTAGTGGTCTTAGTAAATAGTCATCTACATTCTTTATTACATTTTTAATACCACCTGCAGCAGCACCCATTAACATAGAAATACCTGACGCAGTTCTACCTACACCAGATACACCTGTCTGTCCATGCGAGAATGATGGCATACCTGTGCTTTCATCAGCTAGTACACGTGCCTTATCAAATAGCTGCAAATTTTCTCCTGCTACATTTGGAAACTTTGTACCAAACACAGCTTGTCCGGGTGCGCCACCCTGTCGTCTAAATACTTTTCCGGGATATACAGATAAGTCTTGGCCCGGAACTAAATTTGTTTCATCTACTTCTATAAGTAAGTTACCACTTAGTACTGCATTATCTACAGCCATACGCATAAACCCATTCATAAGTGTTTGGGTATCGTCCATGTTTTCTGCAATACCTATACCAAAGAAAGAGTAAGGGTTCAATTCATATGGCGCAGCCATGTAAGGAATGGTAGCAGGTTTAAATGGATTAAGTACCATACGCAAGAGTTTACCATTACAAATCCATATATTTGCTTGTAGTTCGTCAACTCCCTCAAGTTCTGCAGGGATTTCAATACCCTGCTCCACCAACATATCATAATCACACATACCCCAATACTCAAGGACTTCATAGCGTTCTACTCCATATTCAGGTGCGTAGTCAGATAAATCATCTTCCCATGATTCTTTTGTATAGTTTGTGCCTTGCATAATTGCATCATCAATTACTGACGCTCTAAAGTAAGGACGTTTTTTCAACGCAATTAATTGTGAACGAGACATCTTATGACGTTCAATTACATACTGTGCTTCATCTATGTTGTTTGCATCTGGGTCTGGATAAAAGTTCCAAACAGATACATGAGATACTTGTGGTACAGTTTTAATGGTAGGTGAATACTCACCACTTTCATCCCAGTTAGGATATTCTTTATCTACAGCAAACGGACCTTTCATTATTCCTGTACCAAATAACGCCATTTCAAATGCTGTACTACGTAAATGTTTATTAGCACTAGACTCTTCTAGTTGGTCTTGTATTTTCTTTTGCATTGCTTTTGCAGCAATCATAGCTGGACTAAAGGTTATTGCAGTAGGAGTTTTACCTGTACCTGCTTTAACACCTTCAATATCATCTAATTTATCTCCTAGTGGTCCTAAACTTTCTGATAATGTTTTTGCTGTAGATCCTGCAGGTATTTCTTTTCCATCACCTTTATATCCATAAGGACTTACAGGTTCATTAAGCTCTGAGTTTCTAAGTTGTTCTGGTTCTTTAGGATCAAAGTGTACATCACTTACTACTCCCTCTGGTAATACAGTAGGCTCAACTGTAAGTGGAAACTTATTGCTTGCAAATAATACATCAACAATTTGTCCATAGGCTGCAAGTGTTTTTGTTTTTGTAACTTTAATAAAGACCCTAGACTTTTCTGCTTCAGTAAACTGAACATCAGACCCATAGATACCTCTATAGTTACGGTAAGATCTTAACCATCTATCTTCATCTTGTTGCCTATAGTCATCAGCACGTTTATATCTATCCATTACAAATGGTATAATATTGCTAATGTTAGCATCATCAACACCTGATTCCTCAGAGTCTTCTAATACTACTTGCTCGTCATCTGTAAATCCTTGATCTTCTTCCATTTATAATACCTTTAATATCCAAAAGTTTTGTCTGCCATTGGCATACTAGATTGGGGTCTTCCGTGTGGATCATAGTCAAATATACTAAACCTTGGTCTTGACATGATACCATACCTTAATGCATCATACAAGTGGTCTTCACTATGAGTATCAATATCTTCTGGATTCTTTTTATCCAATGGTATAGCTGGTAATTGTGAAACTATATTTGTACAGCTATTAAAAAATACAAGCCTTGGTTCTTCCGTAAACTCGTCTACCTGTAGCCGTCTGTGAATTTCGTTTTTACCTGCTACTCTTGATCCTTTACTTCTATCTGAAGGTCTCCAACGACAACCTCTACTTACCATCTGCTCTGCAAGACTAGGCCCAGTATCCCCTCTTTTGTGCCAAAGAGAACTATCCAAAACCCCATATCTAATAGTACCATCACCTGCTTCTAATTCCAGTATTCTATCTGCTAAATCTGTAGCTAGTACTTTACCTACATACAGTTCTCTGTAAACAATTAACTGTTCATTAGGGGCGCAAGCAAACCATACTACTCCAGATTTACTTCCATATCCATAGTCACAGGCTCTAAATCTTACCCAGTTACTTGGTATATCAAACGGTTCAATAACATGTATGTCTCTATTAAACTCTGTAAAGGCTGCGCCTTCTTTAATATCCCAATCACCGTCTAGTAGCTGTCGTCTTTGCTGTTCTGGTAGTGACAAAAGCATTGCTTCATAGTCACCTGCTTCTGCTAAGTATGGATTATCTTTTAGTCGTGCTGGTATAAATCTACGTTTAAATAAAGATATACCTGCTTTTTCGTGTCCTGCTGGATACTTTAATGCTTCTCCAGTTTCTATGTCTGTAGCTTCAAAAGCCTTGTTTGGTATCGCAGGGTCAATAAACATTTTTTTAACCCAGTGATGTCCTCTACCTCCGGGGTTTGTAGTTGCCCTCATAAAGATAGGTAGGTCAGGTGCAGTAGACCGTAGACGAGACCGCATGTAATCCCATGCATATGGTGTGGCCCATTGAGTTAATTCGTCAAAGCCTATCCAGCTAAACGCCAGACCCTGATAACGCAAGACATCATCATCTCTATCCAGATACGACATCCACAACCTTGCGCCAGATGGCGCAGTCCACTGCATCTTTCTTTCAGACCATTTGATTCCGGGCCATATCTTGGGGTACATCTCTTGTGATTTGAATATAAGTTCACGTAACTCTTCCGTTGTGTGTCGTAGTAGTAGACCACTAAACGCAGGATGCCCCATATACCTCAGAGGGTCTGCAAGCATTGCGTAGGATTTACCACCACCAGCACTGCCACCATATAATACTTCTCGTTCACTTGCCGCTAGAAAATCTGTTTGTGGGCCATCGTTTGGCTTAAAAATTATATTGTGATCTTCTTCTAGTTTTTTTACTTTAACAAAATCTATATTTGTTGTTTCAATAACTTTAGATTGTTGCGGCTTCTTTTGCTCCTGTGCGACTTTCTTCAATTTCTTTCGCTTTGGAGATCGCCTTTTCTGCATACTCTGCCCACTGGCGTAAGCTTCTAGCTTTGTTGTTTCGTCTTTGCTCATTGTCCAATCGTTTCCTTAAACCTACGTGAGATATAGATCTACCAGTATTTGTAGTCAACCAGTTTGCTACTTCACGATATGAGTATTGCTTTAAATACTTTTTTGCCATTTCAAGTTTGTCGAGTTGGTCAGGGATTGGATTTAATATGGCATTGTCTTCTGTGTCTTCTTCATACCCAAATGGTATGGTTCGTGATATTCTAGGTATCTTTACCCATTCATTATTTTCTTGTATATCTATAGGCTGTGGTAATTTCCACTTGCCAAGAGATCTATCAGTCATCTTGAGATACAACTTTAGGTGGCATTAACATAACACCACCTTTAGCTTCTACTTGTACTTTTTCAGTTTTTACTAAACCTGTACGATCTAGTAGTTCTTTAGCTGCACTTAACTTATCACGTATACCTAGTTCAGTTGGTTCATATAAACCACCTACAATAGACATTGCAGCTTTAGGCGCATTACGTGCCATGTAAGATTGTGTTGCTTCTAGTATTTCTTCTTTTAGACTATTTACTAATTCGCTTGTATTATAAGTAGGTGCGTAGCCAGCAAGTTTTTTTGCAATAGCTGCATCGCCACCTGCTTCATCAAACAAAACATGTAAAAACTTTTGTTGTTTTTCTGTTAATTCACGTGCCATTACTTATGAACTTTCTGTACTTCAAACGAGGCTTTCTTTACTGCACCTTTATGTGGTTTATACTCACCCTTCATTAACTTATATCCTTTACCAGATTTCATCCAATGAAAGCCTTTAGGTGCTTCTACAGTTTTATTTGACATATTATTCTCCTGCCATTTCTAATGCAACTTCTAATGTTTCATTATTTCTACGTGACCACCCTTTACCAAAGGTAGAAAAAGTAGATAGCCCTTCGTAAAACTTTTGTCGTGCTTGATGCATATTTACAATAATATCATGTGGTTTATGTTTAGCTACATCTCTGAGCGTGTTAGGGCCAATACCACCATCAACAGTAGAGCCAACGATAAACTGTAACGCTTTTGCTGCCCTGCCCATGCCACTATTAACGCCCCAATCAAAAACAGACCAATCCACTCCACTAGGTAAATCATCACACTTTCCTCTGTTCCAATAGTTAGTTTTATATATTGGAGATACTTCAGTTTGTGTTAAAGCTTTCATTTCAGCTTCAGTGGCATTACGCCCAATATACTTTTCATACACAGCTTTTGTAACACCTAAGTTTGTCATACCACCCGGATCGTCAGGATGATTTACAAAACCACCTTCGTGATGTAGCAGCATTGATAAACAT